CCATCGTCACCTACATCCGCGATGCGGAGAGCGAAGTCCCAGAAAAGATGCGGAGGTTCATGAACTACATGCACGACCTCCATGATATCAAGTACATGTATGAAGAACTCGGCCATACCGTGCCTCCGCACCAACTCCGTGAGATGGAACGCTGCGACGATCGCTTCCGGCAACTAATGGCCGAGCAGAATGCCGAAGGCGGGGCGTTTAACAAAGTCCGCCGCGACATGGCTTCCGATCCTGAGAACCGCTGGGACCACACCCGGCAACTCCCCCCACCAACCCACGAGGTGAAGAAATGAAGCAAGGCTCTGGAACTAGCTCCCACTCTGCGCAGAAACGGGAGCCTATCGCCAATGCGATAAGCGTGAAGGCCGTTTCGCAGATCGGCATGGCGATGGGCAACCACGCCACCGATATCAAAGGCGTCCTACCCAACCCAGCCAAGGACCTGCACAAGGGTCGTGGCTTCGAAGCACCCCGCGATGCGGGGCGTACCATCCACCACGGCGGAAGCCAAAGGAGACATGACTAATGGCATTAGACGTAGATCGGATCAGAGTCCTTCTTGAGATCGTGAAGGAGGCCGCAGGCCATCCAACCAAGCTGAAATCAGTCGGCGCGCTCGCGATGCGAGAGCTCGAAGCGAAAGACGCCGAGGCAAAGAAGGAGCATGACGAGCTCTTGAAGAAGGATGCCGCTGAAGCCGCCGCCGCTAAGGCCAAAGCCGACGCTGAGGCGAAGAAGATCGTAGAGGCTGAAGCGAAGGCCGCTGCGGATGCCAAGGCCCGCGACGAGCAGGCAAAGAAAGCCGCTGCGGATAAGGCCGCGGTGGATGCGAAGTCAGAAAGCATCCTCAAAGAGGATGAGGCCACCAAGCGCCGGGAGCCAACCAATGCCTAGAGACATCCTCTCCGAATACGGCCCCGACTCGCCCAACCCTCAAGCCTCGAAGATGTCTGGGAGTGGCCAGGTCACCTGCAAGCCCCTTCCTTACGATCCCCCGAAGGGCCCCACCGCGCATATGCAAGAAAGCCCTGGCCTGCACGGCACCAACCACGGTAACTGCGGAACTCAAGGCAAGAGATAATGGTCGCGCTCGTCGATATCGGCAACCGCGCCCTACAGCTGGCGGGCACGCGTACGAACATGTCCGCCAGCGAGTTCGCTAACCAGACCTCGAACGAGGCGATCCAAACGCAGTTGGTCATCAACTCCCTTCGGGACGAACTCCTTCGGATGGCGCCCTGGGACTGCGCGTTCAACTTCAACAACCTCAACTATATCACCTCGACGCCGGGGACGCCTGAGAACACTTCCCAGATCACCCAGACCTGGGTCAAGGGCCAACCGGCCCCACCATGGAGCTACGAATATGCATACCCCGGTGATTGCTTACGCGCTTGTTGGGTTGTGCCTTGGCTTAATACTGGCTTTGCGGGAGGCATCCCTATCACGACGGCGGTCACGTCGGTGGGGATGGGTGCCCCCACCAACTGGGGCTCCCCACCTTCCCCCTTTAAGATAGGCATCGACCAATTCTACTCCGTCTCGTCGATGACGCTTAGCAGTGGAGGCACTGGATATATCGCTGGGGATTTAGTGTACCTCGCCCCTGGCCAATACTCGCCTGGGAACATCCCCACCAACACTCCCCCAATCGGGGGCCCTGCTATTGCGCAAGTGGTTACTGTTGATGGAAGTGGCGCTATCCTCACCTTCACTATGGTCAACACCTTCGCCCAATCTCAACCTGAGAACACGGAGCCGCTCTCAGGTCAGTACTTCGCCGTCCAGGCTTCGCCTATGCCACAAGCCTCAACCACTGGCCAGGGCACTGGGGCCGCTTTTAACGTCACCTTCACTGCAACGCAGGGCGACCAGCGCGTGATCTGGACCGGGCAAGAGTTCGCAACCCTGGCCTACATCAAGCAGATCACCGACCCGAATACGATGGACCCCCTCTTCATCTCCGCTTGGTGCCACGGCCTCGCAGGCTACGTCGGGTACCAACTCCATGGAGATAAGCAAAAGGCGAACATGGAAATCGGCCTCGCGAATAGCG